TATAGTTTATAAAAATTTTATAAATAATATTAGTATATACTAATATATATTAATATTATTATGAAAATTAGTAATAAATATAGAAATTTATTCAAAATGGCGGTATTACTATTTATAATAGTGTCATCTAGTTATGTATTATTTGTGACAACTAGTGAAAATAAAAGGAGAGAAAACCTAGCTAATAATAACAAAGATTGTTCTAATTGCACAATAAAACCAGACTCTGGGAACTGTGTTCCAATATATGATATAAGTTACAGTTATAGTCTAATCCCCAATAGTATAAATAAATATAGATTAGATATTTGCAATATTATTACATCTAATGTTTTTTGTCAATGGGAGTCGCAATGTATATTTGACAACATAGCATCACAAAATGATCGTGGTTTGCTAGCAAACAGCAGTATTAACCAAAGTATTTATGATGTCACTTGTTGCTCTGGAAGTTCATTTTACAATAATAATGATATAAATTTTAATTATAGTGGTGTTAAAGACAACACCAGCAACATAACAGATTGCGCAAACATAAAAAATATTATTAAACAAAGCATTAGTGGTTCCATAGACCTAAGTTATGATCAGCAAACTTTCAATGCAACTAATAACATATGTAATACTTTAGAACCAACAGGGCAACTATTTAACAAAAGAGGTATGTTATTTTCTAAAACTGAAAGCAAAACCAACATTTTTAGTGACCCAAAAACTATGCCTAATGACATATTAATTTTTATTTCAACAAGTAATATTAGAAGTGAAATTAATGCAATTATAAGTGGGTCGCGCTCTCCCAATATACAACCCGGTTCTCTTAATGGGTTTAATGAAGTAGCCTTAAATAATATTATAACACAACTTGCACAACTCAACGATGCATTAGTCTTAAAAGCGAGAACCGAGAATTTACAAAGACAATTAAAAAGGTCTGATCTAACAGCGGAGCAAAAATCTAGTTTTAACTCTATGTTAAATAGCCTGCAAACAGTTTATCGTGTTGCTCTTCCTAATGCCTTATTACAAGAACGCAAGGATTATAGCTATAAACTATTAAATAAAAACAATAGTCTTTTTAATTTAGTAAATCCTAATCAATATTTATTGAATTCGGACCAATTTTTTAATTGTATGGGTGAAATAAAACAGGACTCCAGTGGTTCATTTACTAGCGCACAATTAACCGATTTTAGTGTTAATGATTATTTTGGAACAGCAGGAAGACCTGTAACACAAGGAGGTCTAGGAGAAGCCTCTTATAGTGCATTAGGTTCTATACCATCTAACTCATATCCAAGCAATACTGATTTGGAAATGGAATTGAAAAGATTAGAAACGATTCCTTCGTCTGGAAGTGCTCCAGTAAGTGTTATAAGCAGTTATTTGAATACTATAAATGGTTTCTATGAAAAACAAATAGCCAATTCAACAGGACCACGAGAACATAGTTATAACCAAGAATTAGTATTTGATAATAATAGCCTCGAAACAAAGGAATCTACTTTTTTCACCTATAATAAAGATGAAAATAATGTTTATGATTGTAAGCCAAGTATTACAGGTAACTCTAAATTTGACTATTGTGGTCCTGAAGCATATTATGAGACTCCAACGTTTTAATAGTTTCTAAATTTATATAATATTTTTATACTAATTTTAAATTATAAAAATATTTCTAAATAGTTTCTAAATAGTTTCATTTTGTATAAGTGTGAAATACTAGCGCGGCTGTTCCACCTAATAATTGAGCAATTATAAAAGCAACAAATTTAGCTACGTCGATTTTATTAGATAATAACATCATAAAACTTACAGCAGGATTAAAATGGCCTCCTGACACTTTACCTCCGAAATAAATAACGGCGGCGAGCGTTAAACCAATAGCCAGTGCATCGCCTGTTTTTAATATTACCCCTAAGAAAATAAAAGTCCCTATAAATTCCGTAAATAATTGCAAAAGCATGGTTTATATATTATACTGAAATATATTAAAAATATATTATATTTACCAATATTTACCAATATTTTACCAATATTTTACCAATATTTACCAATATTTACCAATATTTTACCAATATTTTTCCTAAAAATATTATTTACCATAAATAAACGTGGCTCAAAATTTTCGCATTATAATAACCTTGCGATTTCTTTTTTTCTAAAGTAATAGCTGAACCACGTTTTTTTGTTCCAGAATGCCTATTAAAATAGTTTTGCATACGTTTGCGATTATTATGATTTTTATGCGAATATAATTTTAGCGGAGTTCTATCTTTATATTGCTCATAATCTGAAGCGCCAAAATGTATTTTTCGTATTTTTTTGGTTGATTTATCTTGAACATATGCTGTATATTTCTTGCCACTTATTTTACTTTTTTCAAATTTAATTATTCTTTCTTTCATTGCTAGAATATATATAGTAAATATATATAAAGACAATAAAATAAAATATATTTATAGGCCTATTTTATAACACCGGTCACTATGCATATGAATATACCTATAAAATATTTACCTTGGCGCCTTACTAAAAAAGATAGAAAACAGCAACTTAAACAACTTAAGAAATCTAGAAACGCATATAAGAAACATATTTATATTACACGAAAAAAAGTTAAATCATATAAGTCGAAAAAATCGCAACATTTATTAAAAGCGCAAAAAATATATAAGTTAGATACTATTAGCGTAAATGCAAATCTCTCTAAAAGAACCGGGTGTTCTATAAATTCGCTGCGCAAAATCGTAAATAAGGGACGCGGAGCCTATTTTTCATCTGGGTCCAGACCTAACCAAACTGCAGAAAGTTGGGGATTAGCCCGACTAGCTAGCTCAATAACTGGTGGAAAAGCGGCAGCAGTTGATTATAGCATATTAGAGCAAGGTTGCTCGAAAAACTCTAAGGCATTAAAATTAGCGCGCCAAGCCAAGAAAAAACACGGGCACGGAACGCGACGTGTGGCTAAAACTAGCTAGCAAACATTAGTCCTGCCAATCCGTTTTGGAATACTAATACGTTATATTTTTCTTCAATAACATATAAATTGTAATAATATTTATAAATATTTGTGGGGTCTTTTGATGTTCCAATTACTACTCCGGTATCTGGATCGCATAGCGTTGTAAAAACCGCACTTGGATCTAGTGGCGGATTACTATAATTATTATATTCAAATTCGATTGTTTTGAAAAAATTGGTATTTAATGCACCATTAGGTTGTTGCTTAAATGGGTCAGTTGATAATCCAAAATTATAACTATATAAACCCACTTTAGAACATATTCCATTAGATTTGCTATATTTTTCTAATTTACTAAATATTGCGCTGTCAAAATCCGTTTCTCTATATTTACCATCAAAAATTAGAGCAAAATTTTTCATTATTTCGCACTGGTTGGTTTGGTCATTTAGCGACGGACTATTACCTGTAATATAAATATTTTTAGAAATGTCACCAACAGCATAACTAAATTGCGGATTATAATATTTAAAGTTTTGGGCAATAGCAAATTTTTGCAAATCATTTGGAATGCTATTTTCATATACCCAGTTTGTGTAATTAGACCATTCATTGCGCAAAGCAACATCGCTCCTTTGAAAATACCACATCCAATTTTTAATTAATCCATTTGACTCTAACTTAATTTTATTAGATTTAATAACTCGCTCGAACTTATATTCGTAAATCTCTCGTATTAAATAATTTTGCGTATTTTTGGCAAAATAGGTTCGCTCTTCTTCAGCTAAAAAACATTGCGTGCATATTAAATGAATAGAGCTGTTAATTTTAGTCGGTAAGTCTTTATAACTATCGACGGTTGGTTGCAAATCACTTAGTGGAGGAGGATTAATAAATCTTTTAAATTGGTATTCTATTATATTCTGATTAGGCTGTATTTGAGGAAAATTATTATATGGTATAGGATTTAATGCATTATTATATAATACATCCTTAATTGTAAATAACTCCATTAAAGGTCGCAATGTAAAATTAATAACTAATTCGCTATATTGCAGACAAATTAATGGAAACGCCATAATTGAATTCATAGAAAACCACGAATTTATTGGTATATATAAATTATATTCATTAATCGACGGCTCAATCCCGCTTATATCAGAAGACGCGTTTTTATATACACTTGGATAGTTATTATTTCTATTATTATAATTTGCGGGGTCATTTAGTTCGCTAATATTACCTGTCATAATATCAAATAATGCTTTCTTGTGCGCATCAAAATCACGCTCTACAATATTTTGTAAATAATGTCCGCTGAATTTTTGTATAGTTGCACCATTTACAGTTATATTGACCGACTCAATAATTTGACACCCTATATTTTTAATCCATTTAAATTCATAAGGCCTATAGTCATTAGCGTTATATTTTAATAATGGGCTCCATATTTTTGGCAATTTTACAACTAAATAAGTATCCATTAATAAATCGCCATAACGCTGCATTTTAAAACTATAACTGGATTTTTTGGTTACATCTAATTCCATTTGTCCGGTTTGGTCAATTCTAAATTTTTGTAGCCCAAAATTGGTATATTTATAATATGTGGACTTGAAAAAACTCTTTGTAGGATTACCTGTTAAAATAATATTTTGATTTCCTAGCGCTATTAAATTTAATAGTCCTCCTGCCATATTATAATATATTAATAATAATTAATAATATATTATATTATTTATGTTATAATAACTATTTTTAATTAAATTTAACA